CGTACGGCAACTGGAACAAGTCGAGAACGGTGGAGTCGGTAGTGGAAAAGTTTCCACTCTTGAGACGGAAAGGCTTCGCCAGGAAGTTCGCAATATCTTGCGAACCTTCCTGACTGACGGATTTGTAGAGCGGAGCGAGGACATCAGTCCGCTCTACACGCGAAGACGAAATGACGGAAGTGTCATTGAGGAGGTGAGTGGTACCGAGTTGGTTCATGACAGTGGACCGGGACTCATTGACACCGCTCAGTTGGACGACGTTTTCTGTCGCGTCACCGACTGTGTTTGTAGTTTCAGTAAGCTGGATCTTTGAGAATGTGGATAGCTCAATCCACATCCCGAGTCGGGAGCTCTGGATATTGGTGGGACTGCCACCTGCCCATCCTGAGCAGTAAGCCTAAATAGGCCAGGCCCCACGCCGCGAACAACTAAAGATTGAGAACCGACAAATTTTCCTCAGTAGTTGACAAGCAAGACACGTGGGTGTTGGCTAGGTACAAGTACCGCTCGCCAAGCGATACAGGGGCTAAAGTCTACCCTACTACGCCAAGGTAGGGATAAGACATTTAGGCTCAGAGAGCCTCAGACCACCCGCGCGTGATCGCGCGAAGTGTGGCCTGGTGCCTGCCATCTCCAAAGTCGTTGCAATGGAGTGTGCAGCACTTTATGATCTGGGACGTCCAGTACTCGAAGGTCTGGGCATCGTGGAGCGAGAGCTCGCGGAGCACGTTACGACAAGTGTCACGGAACGTCTCAACAGTTTTACTCTTCTTGCTCCACATGACCATCTCGAGAACAGCGTCCAGTTCCATTGGTGCAAGGAACCTGTTGAAGCCAGCGTCGTAAATGAACCGGCGCTTCAAGAACGTGACCTCGTGGAGGTAGCGCATGCCACCAAGCTCGAGGTCCTTGGTGTCTGAGGTGTATGTAAGTCCCATCTCAGACATATAGTTGCCGATCGCAACTGGGTTGAACTGGTCAACATACTCGTCGCTAACCGCGAAGACGTTATCGTCGCCAAGGACGAAAAGAGAGACGTGTTCACGGAAGAACGGGATGCTGGTAAGGTCACCACCGTGCAAGCGCACCCAAGCATAGCGGAAAGCTATGTGGTTGTAAATGCAGTTGATGACCGTGGTCATCGGATGGCCACTGGGAAGGCCACTCCTCCATTCGCGCACTTGGTTGTGGCGGATATGGTAGCTGTTGTACACATCACGCCAGAGGATCTCACGGGCCTTGGACTCCTCGGAGTCTGGAGGGTCACCGTACCATGCCTGAATGTGTTTCAGGATGATGCGGTGGACCTCCGGATGTTCCGTGAAGTCGAAGCCTTTGTAATCCCCAGCACCGAAGTTGCGCTTGTCGCGACCGCCAGCCATGGTGACCATCTGTAAGGCCACATCGGTCCAGTCGTCGTCGTAAACATTCACGCCGACGGCCGTGCCGTTGATGCCCTTGCACTTGTTGAATGAGTGCATGAAGGCGCCGAAGTACATGCGAAATGCGATGAGGTAGGGCATGGGGCACGCCGAGATAAGCCGCGTGGCCTTGGACTGGACCTTCTCAATAGGACGGCGTTCGTCCTTCAGGAAGTCTGTGTAAAGTGTGATGGGCCTGAACCCCTCCTTGAGAAGAACAAGGGCGGTCTTGATGTCAACCATGACCCTATCACCAAGGCCTGGTGTTGGGTTGAAGTTGACGTCAAAGGCGTCACGCTTCTGGTGCGTGTACGGGTAGCCCAGTGAGGACGTACGGTCGAGAGCCCGAAAAGTTGGGTCTCCAAGTATGCCGCGAAGGGCCTCCTCTATGCTGTAAACACGAGGAGCCACACGTTGTGGAAGGCAATCCGAGAAATAGGACGCACAACCGGCATCGACGATGTTGAGGTCACACTCTTCGATGCTGACGAGCTTGATCTTCTTTAGGGCGTTCTCATAGGACTCCCTATCAAGGCACGCAGGTGCCTGACTGGAAATCCTCGGAAACCCAACGAGAAGCTTTATGTCACCGCTCTGGGTTGACACAAGCCTCGTATTGGCGATCGTGTTGGTGGCTGGAAAAGCGACGCGGTACATGGCATCAAACTCGAGCGCACGGTCATCCATGTCGTCCATGTCACCAACCCCCTCAATGAGCTTTTCAAGAAGCTCACGAGAGAAGATGGTAGCATAGCCGTAGCCAAAGTTGTCACCAGCAAAGTGCATGCCAATGACGGGCTCCTCCGTGGTGCCCGCGTCTCGCAGTAGCGAACCACAGTCGCCAGGAACAGTGTGGGCACGGTAACGTGCAACGTTCTTGACGGTCATGAAGCCTTCACAGCAAAGTGCAGCATGCTCAGGAAGCATGTACGTTGAACCGTAGAAGTTGGTCGGTAGGCGACCCTCAAAACCAGGACACACCAGACGAGTCTCACGCTCTCTCGAGTTCCAAACGATCTTGGAAACCGAAGAGTGGGGAGCAATGTGTGCCATGACGTTCGGGAAGAGCCCGACCGTGGGGTTGGACAGCTTCAAGACGATGAGATCGTGGTTCTCTGCCCAATTGCTGGTGTTGTGGAGACCAATGGAATGAAGGTCAACGTGGAAGAAGCGCTTGGGATCTTTGCCGCACGTGAAGACGAAGTGCGCTCCATCCGTATCCACACCAGCTTCAGAAGCCTTGTAAAAGGCGTCGCGGATGAAGTGTCCCGGCATGAGAATGTAATCGTCTCGGAGCGCCAGCGCATGGCCGAAAACGCCAGTGCCAAGAGAACACGTGACCGTGTAAAGACTCTTGGAGAAGTCGTAGCCGGAGCCTTGGAACTGGGCAGCATGGCCCTTGAAATGGCCCGTGACCTTTGGAGCTTTCCCACGGGGCTTCTGCTTGGCTCCAACGTAGTCAGAGCTAGTGGAGGCAGCCTGCGAGGAAGTCACTTGAAGCGATGGAATGAACAAGCTGAGACCAGCAGCGACAAGAGCAAGAGTCACCGCATTGCCCTTGCAAAAAGTCACAAGGGTGTTGAGGTGACGCCAGACTGGATCGAAGAGGCTGGTGATGTCCGGAATATCCGGAAGCTTGATGGCGTCGGTAATGGGCCCGAGCATGAAGAATGAACGCGTGACTCGTGAGAGAGCACGTTTACAAACTTCGAGACCCATCTCCCAGAAGGCAACAATGTTGTTCCTGGAGAAATGGTTCTTGAGCGCTTGGAGGTCCCACTCAAGGCCAGTGAGCGCCTTGGCGTGGTCCAGAACGGCCTGTTCAGCTTCAGTGGGCTCTTCAAGCTTCTTCTGGAGCGAAGCAATGAAGTTGTTGAAGTCGCTGGGGTCGAGTCCAGTATTGATACTGAAGTCATGCTTGGAGTACGCTTTGTTGGCGTGCGCCTTGCGCTGGTTGACCATGGCCTCAACAATCTTCTCGGGCGTGACCTGTTCATGGACAACATGACCGTTGTCCGTGTAGGTAGCACGATGAATGATCCAACGCTGAGCGTCAATCGTATCGGAGCCCTCCACGTAGTTCGGGTTGATGTCGACCTTGTAGGTAAGATGGAGACGACGCTTGAGAGCGCCAATGTCATTCACACAGTCAGAACGGAGATCATTGAGGTTCGTGGTGAGCATCACGATCTCTGGGGCAAGGAAAGTGTGTCCTTTGCCCTCAAAGGCCATGAGCACCAGGGTGGGACGAGGGTTGATAAGCCCAATGACATCAATGGCATCAGACTTGTCGGAGCCAACGATCTCACGCTTCTGCATGAAGTCGTCCATGAGAACGGCCTTGGTTGCCCAGCTGGCGCCCTCCCAGAAAGTGTCGCCAAGTATACCCCGGTCGTACAAGTACTGACTGGGGTTCCTATGGAAAAGCTCCATTTCTGCGGGGTTGAGGGTGGCAGCAAAGTACGCTTCGATGAGCTTCGTACTGAGCGTGGTTTTGCCCGTGCCTGGGTTTCCAAGCAGGATGATGCCGACGGGCTCAATGTAAATACTTGTGCCATTGCGAACATGGTTGGCAAGCATCTCATGGAGCTTCCTGAGCTCGGAAAGAGTCCTGTGGACGGTGGTACTGAGCGCGGCTTTACCCTCGCGGGTAGCCTTGGTAATGATCTCATCGGCAGCCTGAATACAGTTCTCAACATCGAGAAGTGTTTCAGCATTGATGCCGAGGGTCTTGCTGTTGAACGACCGGACAAGACGGTTTGCGCGATCGGCAAACGTGGTGTACTCCATGGTGGAGCAAAGGAAGCCACGCATGCAAGGAATGTGGTCA